AAGGAGGTAGCGAGCCTCGAGTCGGTGCTCCGTCAGGTCGCGGCGATGTACGAGACCGTCTCTGGCGTGACGGTCAACGCCGAGACGTGCATGCAGTCGCCGACCGTCCACGCCATCGTTACCGCCGTTCAGAATCGGCTGTCTGTGTCCCCTGTGAAAGTGATGCAGAAGTCCGTGAACAGCAAGGGGCGAGCAATCAAGGAGGACCTACCGGACCACCCTGTAGCCAGGCTGTTGCGGAACCCGAACAACTGGCAAACCCCGGACGAGTATTTCGGGGATGCAGCGTCGAGCCTTCTGAGGCACGGGCGGTATATCGCCTACAAGGGTCAGGGAGGAACCGGCCCGATTCAGTTCCTGCAGCCGCTCGATGCGGGTGCGGTGGACATCGAACAGGACAAGGATACCTACGCCGTCACGTTCCGCTATCAGGGCGGCACGGCATACCCGGCGAGACGGATTCACTACGCCCGGTTGGGCGCCAGAGACTATCTCAGGGGTGATTCGCCGGTTTGGGACGTCCGGGAGTCGATCGCCTTGGAGATTGCGGCCGAGCGATTCGGCGCGGCGTTCTTCGGTAACGGCGCAATGCCGCTGATCTACTTCAAGCTGATGGAAGGCGTGCGCGGTTTTGGAACGGACGAGGAAAAGCTCGGTTTTCTCGATGGCGTCAAGAAATCGTTCGGGGGCGAAAAGAAGTTCTCCACCATGATGCTGCCGAAAGGCATGGACCTTGGGACCATTCAGGTTGAGAACGACAAGGCGCAGTTTATCGAGACGCGAAGGTTCATCCGGACGGTGATTGCTGGGGCCTTCGGTGTGCCGCCCCATCTTGTGGGGGACCTCGAGAGAGCCACGTTCAACAACGTCGAGCAGCAGGACACGGACTTCGTGATCAACGTGGTCCTGCCGATCGCGAAGCGTCTCGAAGGCGCGATGGAGCGCGACCTGCTCACGGATAAGGACCGGCGTGGTGGTGTCATCATCCGGTTCAACCTGGATGCCGTTCAGCGGGCGGACATTAAGACCCGCAGTGAAGCACTGAAGCTCGAGCGGGAGATGGGCGTCATCAACCCCAACGAATGGCGCGAACACCTGAACATGAACCCGATTGCAGAAGAAGACGGCGGCGAGGATTACATCCGGCCAATGAACATGGTTGTCCCGGGGGAAGAGCCTCCGGCAGAGCCACCCCCAGGAGATCCCAATGCATAGACTTTCCCTACCGTTTGACGTCAAGGCTGCCGACGATCGATACCTCGAAGGTCATGGATCGGTGTTCGGCAACGTGGACCTCGGCGCGGACATCATGGTCCCGGGCGCGTTCAAGCGGTCCCTGTCGGTTCACAAGTCCGAGGGAAGCATGCCGGCGATGCTCTGGCAGCACCAATCGGACCAGATCCCAGGCGTCTGGGTGAGTGCCAGCGAGGATGAAACAGGACTGGCGCTCAAAGGCGAGTTCGCTGACACCCAGCTCGGCCGAGAGGCGAAAGTCCTGGCGAAGATGCGGGCCTTCCGCGGCCTGTCGATCGGCGGAATGATCACAGACTTCGATTTCGACAAGAAAGGCAACCGGCTGATCAAAGAATTTGATTTGTGGGAGGTGTCGCTCGTGACGTTCCCCATGAATCCGAAGGCCACCATCGAGGCCATCAAATCGATGTACACGGACCCCCGGGCGTTCGAGAAGCATCTTCGTGAAGTAGGTGTGTCGAAAACGGATGCCCGTGGTCTCGTTCACGATGTCTTAGGAGTTGACGGTGTGATGCTGGACGACTCCCGGTGTGATGCTGACGAAGACTTAGTGGAACTGATGAAGGCTGCCGTCGAGCAGTCTGTCGTTCATCAGATGAAGCGGCTCTCACGAGCCTGATCCCCTAAACCCCCCTTCGTAATGGCCCTGCTTTTCAGCGGGGTGCTTGCGCATGCATTAGGAGTAAGTGAAATGGCAAACGCCATTGTGGAGGAGTTCGAGAAACTCCAGAAGACCATCATCGAGGAACGCGAGCAGAACGAAAAACTGATCGCGGCGCAGAATGAGAAGGCCTCGACGACCATCGCCGAACAGCAGAAGAAGCTGGACGAAATCGGCAGGGTGGTCACTGACTCGCAGCAGATCATCAAGGGTCTGCAGGCCGAGAAGGAGGCGCTGACGGCGCGGACCGAGATGCTGGAAGCCCTGTCCGAGCGGCCGAAAGGCTCCCCGGAAGAGCAGATGCAGAAGCAGTACACGGACCTGTTCTTTCAGGGCCTGCGTGACGGCTTCTCGAACCCGGATATCACGTCCGAGCTCAAGGGCCTGATGAAGAAGGACGTCACGATCGGTTCAACGATCGGCGGCGGCTTCGGTCTGCCGAAAGAGATCTCGATGGACATCGACAAGCTGGTCCTCCAGTTCAGCGATATCGTCAACGAGGTGAAGAACGTCCGCGTCGGAACCAGCGACTACCAGGAGCTGGTGACGATTCACGGCGGCACTTCCGGCTGGGTATCGGAGACTGGCAGCCGTTCGGCGACCAACACCCCGAACCTGCGGAACCAGAAGCCGACCTGGGGCGAGCTGTATGCTTACCCGCAGGTCTCCGAGTGGTCGATCCAGGACATCCAGTTCGACGTGGCCAACTGGCTGACGATGGATGTGGCCGAGGGCATGGCGGTTGCGCTGTCCACGGCGATCTGGAGCGGCAACGGTTCTGCGAAGCCGACCGGGATGACCAACGGTGCGCCCGTGACCACGAACGACTACGCGTCTCCGCTGCGGTCGGCCGTGGTCTACGAGTACATGCCCGTGTCCTCGTCCCCGCAGGCGTTGGCGGCCGATGACCTCATCGACCTCGTGTACCTGCTCCGTCCGCTCTACCGCTCCAACGCCAAGTTCGCGATGAACACGGTGACGCAGGGCGCGGTGCGGAAGCTGAAGGACAACGACGGTCAGTATCTGTGGCAGCCCTCGCTGCAACTCGGTCAGCCGGACCGGCTCCTGGGCTATCCGATCTTCACCTGGGAAGACATGGCCAACCCGACCACCGCAGACGGCTATCCGGTCGCCTTCGGTGACTTCCGGCGCGGCTACGTGCTGGCTTCCCGCACCGAGCTGATGATCCAGTCGGAGTCGGTCACGAACCCGGGCTATGTCCGGTTCTACGTGCGCCGGCGGTACGGCGGGTATCCGCTTAACAACGATTCTGTGAAGTTCATAAAATTAGCAGACACCTGAGTTAATCTATGGTATGATTGCCTCAACTTCATTGTTGAGGATTTCATATCATGGCAGACTCAGTCTGTTCAATTGATGGATGTAACAGGTCTGTTCAAGCGCGCGGATGGTGTCAAGAACACTATCAGCGATGGAGGCGGGCGGGCGATCCTTTGGGAAAGCCCGTTCCGACTCCTGATGTTGTTTGTTCTGTGGAGGGCTGTGAAAGCCCGCCAGTGAGTCGGGGTTGGTGCTCCGTTCACTATCAACGCTGGCGAAGAACCGGCGACCCAGAAGCGAAACTAACCGATGGTCGAATACTCGAAAAAGACAGGCCATGCTCCGCGTCTGGTTGCGAAGAGAAGCGTCTTGCTAACGGTTATTGTGAATACCACTACCATCACTTTCGGATGGATAGAAAAAAATCTAACGGTAAAAACAAGCGCAAGCATGGTGAAGGCACAAAGAATAACGGCTACCACTTCACAACTGTTGTGGTTGATGGAAAGCGTCGCCAGATAGGCACTCACCGTTTGGTAATGAAGGAACACTTGGGCCGAGAGCTTCGCCCCAACGAAAACGTCCACCACATCAATGGGATTCGGGATGACAACCGGATCGAGAATCTCGAGTTGTGGGTGAAGACGCAGCCATGCGGTCAGAGGCCGATTGATCTCGTTACTTGGGCGAGAGAGATTCTTGAGCTTTATGAGGGGGAAGTCTGATGTTGTTTTGGATTTTGGTGGGTTTCGCGGTGGTGATGACATTTGTTTTTTGCGTGGCGATGTTTCTTGACGGTGGCGGCAGTTGGATCAAGGAAGACGGCACGATTATCGAATGGGACGGCAAGGGTTTTGCCCAGATAGTCGAACCCGATGGGACGGCTCACATTCTTAGAGATGGGAAGTGGTTTGATACTTGAGACCGTCCGGCCCCGGTGGCAGTCATGCGTTGTGGCTGCTCCTGGGCCTTCTCTGGAACCTTTCGAGTGTCACCTTCCGCTCATTGCGGTTGGTGATGCTTGGAAGGTTCTGCCGAACGCAGATGTGCTGTATGCGTGCGACCCCACCTGGTGGGAGAGATATGACGGCGGATTCAAGGGCGAGCTCTGGTCAACCCATCATCTGGACGGCAACGGCGGCGGGGCACAGCCCGGCGACAAACGAGCCGTTCAGGAGCAGTGGGGTGTCAGGTGTGTTCGTGGAGTTCGTGCGTTCACGTTCTCCACGGACCCGTCTGTCATTCACTACGGAGACAATTCCGGTTTCCAAGCGGTCAATCTGGCCATTCTGTTTGGGTGCACGCGCATCATCCTGACAGGTTTTGATATGCGCGGTGAGAACAAGGTCCGTCCTCATGGCGACCACTACGAGCGGTTCGCGAAGTTCTTCGACAAGGCCGCTCAGGCTCTGGAAGGGGTGGAGATCATCAACGCCACTCCGAATAGCGCGCTGAACTGTTTCCCGAAAATGGAGCTCAAGGATGCCTTACTACTCGATCTCGTTCCGCAGGCGATGGGAATCACCCCCGAGGGCCGGGAAGAGTCGAATCTACGAACAGGGTGAGGTGTATCGCGTTCCCCGAGAGATCCCGGACAAGCTGGCTCAGCGTGCGCTGAGTTCCGGCATTGCGGTGAAGGTTCTTCCCCAGCGAGAGACGAAGCGTGCATCCGCTGCGGATTGATTGGGACGCGGATACCGCGATTCCGATTGCCATCCCGGACGTCAAGGCGCAGCTGCGCATTCTGGACGATCAGTTCGACTCGCTGCTGAACGACATTCACATCCCGGCCGCGGTCGATTGGGCGGAAGCGGAAATGAAGCGTTCGATTCTGGCGAAGACCCACTATTGGGTGCTGAGCGACTTCCCGCGGGGGAAGGATGAGACGATCCGCCTGCCGAGGGGGAAAACGCAGTCCGTCACATCGATTGCATACACCTATGGAAACTCGACGACGACCCTGACCGGACCGACCTCCGGGAGTCCGGCAGGAACTGACTACCGGGAAGACCTTCGCGGGAATCATGGCGGAGTGGTGATGCCGAACTACGGGGCCACCTGGCCGGACGTGGATACTGAATCCCCGGCGCCGGTGCTGATCACGTTTTCTGCCGGCTGGACTGCTGCTCAAATCCCGGGGGATATCAAACTCGCCTTGATGATGTACTGCTCGGACGCCCTGGACATCGTTGGGGCGGCCGATATGGGGCCGAACAGCAACCTGCAGGCGAAGGATCTGCTGCTGTCGTCGTGGAGGCTCGAGCGTTGGTACTGAGAGCCGGGCGTATGCGCCACTCGGTAACGCTGCAGAGACGCGCCACGACGAAAGACGCGATGGGGCAGCAGGTGAATACCTGGACCGATCTGGGCACGCTGATCGCTTCTGTGGAGCCTGTCAGGGGCAGGGAGTACCTTGGGGCGTCTGGTGAGCATTCTGATGTGACGCACCGGATCAACACCCGGGCGCGGCCTGACTTTTCGCCCCAGCCGCGGGACCGGCTGGCATTCGGATCCCGGTATTTCAACATCAAGTCCGTTTTCGACATCTCCGAAAGAGGGCGGGAGTGGGAAATGATGTGCGTTGAGGAAATCTCTACCACCGCATGAAAGTCTGCTGCATCGGCACCGGCCCGAGCCTGACTCTGGAGCAGGTTCAGGTTGCCAGGGAAAAGGGCTTCCGGCTATTCGGCTGCAACAACGTCTATCAGGTCGTTGCCGACCTTGAAGTGCTTTACGGCTGCAACCAGCACTGGTGGCAGACCTACTGGAACGACCCGGAACATCCGCTAAAGGACCACCAGGCCTCCAAATGGACGACAAGCTTACCCGCGGCGCAGGAGTTTCAGATCAACTGGATCGGTGAACGGTGGGGCGAAGGCCTTTGCACCGATGAGAACGTCATCCACCACGGTCACGGGTCCGGGTACTCGCTTCTCGGGGTAGCGCACAAGCTCGGCGCCAGCGAAATCTGCTTGATCGGCTACGACATGGCATATCCGCGAGGCTATGACGGCCATCGGCAGATCCCCGGAGGGAAGAGACACTTCTTCGGTGAATACCCTCAGAGCATCCAGCATTGGCCGAAGCGCCCGTGGGTGGACCTTCTCCCGCTCTACAAAGCGATAAACGACCAAGGTCTGGTGAAGGTGACGAGTTGCACGCCCGGCTCGGCATTGAACGACTGGATTCCGTATGAAGATATTCATCGGCTCTGAGCCTTCCCAGATCCGCGCAGAGCGGGCGCTGGTCAAGTCGATAGAGCGGACCTCCCCGGACGCGGAAGTGATTGTCATGCGCGCAGGAGAAGGCATCTGGAAAGGATTCCCCAAGACGGCGACGGGGTTCACCTTGTTCCGCTGGTGCATTCCTGAAGTCTGCAACTTCGAAGGGTTCGCCATCTATCTCGACTGCGACATGCTGGTCATGCGGGATATTGCCCAACTCTACGAATACCGCCGGCATATGTGCTGGGTTCAGAACGTCCAGCCGCAGGGGGATTGCGTTTCGGTGATTGATTGTTCGGCAATGCCGAATGGCTGGCCGTCGATTGATCGGATCAAGCAGATGAAGAAGGGCGAGCTCCGGAGAATGTTGGCGCCGATCACGAAGTCCCTGATTCCCGATGTCTGGAACTTCTGCGACGACTATCACCGGGATGCTGGACTGATTCACTTCACCAGCATCAAGACCCAGCCCTGGACAGAGGGGCGAAAGGACCACCCAAGTCCCGAGGCGGTGGCGCTTTGGGATTCGTATGGTTGCTGACTACAAGTACGGCTTCGACGGCATGACCCGGGACGTCATGCTCGAGAAGATGCAGAAGGGCTGGAAGTCCACCGAGACGCCTTGCGGTAGTGGCTCTCAACTGAGAAACACGATCAACGTGCGGAACGTCCTCCCCTTCGTCGTGAAGAAGTACGGCATCCGAACGGTAAACGATGCCGGGGCCGGGGATTTGCGGTGGATCGGGAAGATAGCGTGGGACGTTGACTACCGGCCCTTTGACCTGGTGCCGAGGCGCGGTGAAGTGACGGCGCTGGACGTGACGCTCGAGGTGATGCCCGAAGCGGATCTGATTCTGTGCCGGCACGTCCTGAACCACCTGAGCCCGAAGCTGGCATTGGATGCGCTCGACAACTTCAGGCAGTCAGGGCGATACCTGCTGATGACGAACTGTGACAACCAGGTGAAGTATTGGAAGCACTTCGGCATTACGTTGGTTGAGCCGATCGAGAAATGGCCGGACACGCAGAAGTGGCGGCTGGAACTCTACGATTTGACACAGGGGACATACGAACGGTGCGAATAGTCTGCATCAAATGGGGCTCCAAATATTCCGACGACTACGTCTTGCGTCTGAAGGCTTCCTGCGAGCGGCACATCCCGCACGACGACTTCATGTGCATGACGGACAAGCCGGTTCCCGGGGTGATGTGTGTTCCCATGAACACGGACCTGCCTCATTGGTGGTCTAAAATCGGGCTGCTACGTCATGGGTATTTCACTACGCCGACCCTATACCTGGACCTGGACGTGGTAATCACTGGCCCGATTACGCCATTTCTGGACGCGCTCAAGAGCGATCCGACGAAGCTATGGGCGCTGGACGACTTCTCCTACTCGATCAGGAAGTGGGTCGGCAAGGGCAACGACGAGAAAACCGGCTGGCTTGGTGGGCCGCAGAACAGCACGATCAACTCAAGCGTGATGCTGTTCGACAAAGGCCACTCCTGGCAGTCCCTAAGAACCGTTTACGACGACTTCACGCCGAAGGTGATGGACGAGCTGCATGGCGATCAGAATTGGATCACGCGCCGCCTGTGGCCGAACATCAACCTGTTACCGGATGGGGTGGCGGGTTCATACAAGTACCATTCCGGGCTGGTGTATCCGATCGTGGTGTTTCATGGCAACCCGAAGCCTCACGAAGTCCAGAACGATTGGGTTCTCGAGAATTGGGCGGCATAATCGAGGGCCGCTACCCGAACGAGATCGAGCTCTACAACCTGCCCCCTGACTGTTCCGGGCTCACCATGCTGGAGCTCGGGAACAAGCGCACCACCATCGACAAAGCCAAAGGCATCCGCATCACCTGGAAGGACTACTTCTCGGCGATGGGATTTGTGCATACGTCCGTGGATTGGAATGGGCAGGACGGCGCTCTACCTCTCGACTTGAGGGAGCCGCTGGGCCT